CCTTCCTTAGCGGGGGAGAACGGGAACAGGTTACGCACCGTGGACAGCGCGCCGCTCACCCAGCTGGTCACATTTCCCCACGCGGATTTAATACCGCCTAGGAAGCCGCTCACGATCGACGCGCCACTGTTCCACAGCATGGAGCCAACATTGCCCAACCCTTGTAGCACTTTGCCGGGAATGCCAGCCGCCGTAGAAATAATCGACCCGAACATGGAGACAATACCCCTGATCAGAGACGTGATAATCTGCACGCCTGCTGAGAGAATCTGAGGCAGGTTCTGAATGAGTGTCGTGACGATCGAGATAATGATCTGCGGGACCATCGCGATCAATTGCGGCAGGGCGTTCGTCAAACCGGTAATCAGGCCGACAATGATTTGTATTGCCGCGTCAATGATCGCTGGCAGGTTCTGAGCCAGAACCATGACGATGGTGGTGATGATCGTCGGCACCTGCGCAGCCAGCAGTGGGATAGCCTGAATGATTCCATCAATCAGCGACATCAGTATTTGCAGGCCGCTTTCAATGATCATCGGCAGCATGGACACGAGCGCGTTAATGATCCCCGTGATGACCTGCAAGATAGCCGGAATGATAATCGGGATCGCCTGCACAATCCCCTGAATGAGGGATTGCAGCAGCGTGATCCCTGCCTGCAGCAGCTGCGGCAGCAGCGTCGTGATCGTTGTCATGATCGTGGTGATCACTTGCGGCAGCATGGCGGCAAGCTGAGGCAAAGCCTGCACAATACCGTCAATCAGACCAGTCAGGATCTGCACGCCGGTATTCCACAGCTGTGGCAACGCGGTTGTCAGAGCCGTGGCGATCTGCGTGATAATCTGCGGAATCGCTGTCATAAGCTGCGGAAGCGCCTGCAGAATACCGTCGACAAGCCCCTGCAGGACAGACGTGCCCGCCGTGACAAAATCCCCCATGTTCGAGGTGAGAGCGTTGAGCAGGCCGCCGATCAGGTCACCAGCAGCGCCCACCAGCAGGCCGATATTCGACGCCAAGCCATCCGCGAGCGAGGCCAACAGTTCCACGCCAGCAGCCACCATTCCGGGCAGTTCCGCGCCAATACCGCTCACCAGCGTGGCGATCATCTGCGCCGCCATGCTTAGCAGTTGCGGGGCAGCGCCTGCCAGCCCGCTCACCAGCGTGGTGATCATCTGTCCGGCCGCCTGCACGAGGCCGGGAAGCGCTGTCACTATTGCCTGACCGACCGCCAGCACCAGCTCCACACCGGCATTGAAGAACTGCGGGATCGTCGTAGTCATAGCCGTGGTGGCCTGTGCGAGCATGCCGGGAATCTTCCCAGTAATATCCGCAATAACCGTGGTGAGTTCCCCACCTGCCTGCGAGGCGAACGCGCCGATACCAGCAATCAAACCAGCGAAAATAGCGCCGAAAGCGAAGAGCTTCAGGAAGCGGCCGGGGCTGAAAAACGAAGCCATCGACGAAAACAGGCCGCTGGTAGCGCCCTGCAGCGCGCCGCCCACTTTCCCCATTCCTGACTGCACGGCAGGAGCCAAAGGAGCCAGAGCAGAGGACACTTGAGGAGCAACCTGCCTGAACGTCCCGCTCACACGGCCAAGCGGCCCACGCAGCGAAGACACAACACTATCGACCTTCGAGCTCAGCGAGGTGGTCGCGGCCTCGAAACCGATGGAGAGGGTCGCACCGCCACGCATCACAGCGTTCTTGACCGGCACCCACGCGTCAGCCAGCTTGGATGACAGCCCGCCCGTATGCTGGGCGAGCCCGCCGATAGCCTGACTGATCCGACTCTTCGCAGCGCTCACACCGCTCGACAAGTTGATGCTGCCGAGCGCTTTATTAATCCCACTGCCAAAACCCGTCAGGGCGGACGTGCCCAGACCTTTAGGCACTTGCAGGGAAGACAACGCGCCACCGATAGACGGCAGCGTGTTCTTCAGCGAGGAGACGTGTTTCTTGACCGCACTGAACGACGCTCCGACACGCGCAGGAAGCCTGTCGAAAACATTAAAGGACTTCGCGACCTGGTCCACTTGACTGCTCAGACCGGAAATAAACTCCCACTTTGACCCGACAGTAATAGCACCAGCCAGAAGGCCGAACCCAGCCGCCATCTCACCCAGACGATCCTGCAGGCTCTTTCCTGTGGCGTCGGCGTCTTTCACTGCGCTGATGAAAGTGGCGACCTTGTCGTGGGCTTTCCCGATTTCCTCACCAAAACCGTTAATAACCTTGACAATATCTTCATACCCGATGGCGTCAATGATCTTGGCTTTACCGCGCGCCAGAGCGGTCTTCACGTTCTGTAGCGCGGTCGAGATGCCAGCGGTCGCGTCAATCGCCTGCTGCGAAAAAGACGCATACCCCGCCAGTCCATTCTCGTTCAAATCAAGAAGCGCCTTGTTGAAGTCATCAAAAGTGACCTCACCGGACTTCATGGCCTCATAGAGGTCCATAGAGTTGTGGCCGACACCGAGAATAGACTGCGAGAGCTGATCCATCTGTCCAGGCATCGCCGTGACCATGCTTCGCCACGCCTGCATATCCACCTTGCCGACCGCAAGCATCTGAGAGTACTGCTCCAGTGCGTTCGTCTGAACATCCATACTCTTGCCGCCCGCAAGAATCGCATTATTCAATGCAAGCGACAGATCTGTGGCCTCGGCAAGGCTACCTGTCAGCGGCGCAAATTTCATCGTCACGCCCGCGAGCGCATCCACACTGGTAGGCAGGCCGAGCAGCTTATCGCTCATCTTCTCAATAGCGGCGCGGGCTTCTGTGGCAGAATAGCCGAGATTCTTCATCTGCTTCGGGAAACTGTGCAAAATGTCAGCGCGCTTAATGCCAGCATTTAAACCAGCAGACAGTGCGCCACCGGCAGCGGCAAATGTGACAGCGGCCGTTTTCCCGACTGTTCTGAAAGCTCCACTAATCTTGCTATCGATTGTGCGTGCCCACCCGGAAGCATGAGGAGCGACCTGCACCCCGCCCAGCTCTTTACTTACGGCCTGCCTGAAGCCACGGAACGATGGGGCGACATTAATCCACGCTGTGCCAAGCTCGACACCACTAGCCATTTTGCACGGCCTCCTTTATGCGCTGAAGCTCCTCATCAAAACGGTCAACAGACATGGACAGGGTCTCTTTCTTCCGGTCATACTCATCCACGCCGGGGCGAGGAATCGGGCGAGGCTTGTTCCTGTTCTTCTGCCCGTCTTGTGAGCGCTGCCAGTTCGCAACTGCCAGCTGGTCGACCCCGGCAGCCAGCAGCTGATTCTCTAAAAGGCCCCACTGCCATTCCCCGGCTAGCTTTCTGTGCGCCCATGATTCAGGCTGGCGGATCATCACCGCTGTCCAGTCGGCAGCCTTCCGCATCGGAAGCGAGCGCCAATCATCCACATTGAAGAATCGTTTGAAGTCTGCGGAAAGCTCGCAGGGTGCTACTTGGTTGACTCCTGCGAGCGTGAGGAGTTTGGGGCTGACTTTGTCATTACGTCGGTCAGCAGGTTCACGACGGCGTCAATCGGCACACGGCCGTTGTCGTCGCGTAGTTTTGCGATCACTTCATCATGCTTGTCTCCCAGTACGCGGCGGATTAGGCTCACTGCCTTCAATGGGTTGCCGTCCTGCACGTCCGCCATGTCCGCGAGCAGTTCGTAATCGTCGAACACGTCCGTGTCGATGGTGACTTGGATTCCTGCTGCTGTGATTTTCTTTTTCGCCACAATAAGCCCCTTTTTTTGTTGCTGTTTGGTGGCCCCTGCTTTGACTGTCGTTTCTCCCCGTGAATGATCGGAGGTGGGTGGGAGCGCGCAGGGGCCAAGACGCTCCCACCCAAATCAATTACTCGGCAGGCTTCTTAGGTGCCGAAATGTACTCGTATGCCGTGTTGCCTTCCGCGTCGGGAGCAGCGTGCATCGTGACCTCGTATCCGATCGGGTCACCGTCCTTGTATACAACGTCGCCCACCTCGGTGATCGTGCCGGACGGCACGACGATTCGCTTCATGCGGCCACCAGTCAGCAGAATCTCGAACGCCCACACGCGCGGTGAGAGTTCCAGATCATTATGCTTAACCGCGATCTCGCCAGCGTTGCTAGTCACGTTCTTCTCGCCATAGACCTCTTTGAGCACATCGGGGTCCATCGCCTGAATGAATGTCCACGCAAAGGTCTCATCGCGCGAGGTGCGAATAGTCAGGACAGTCGCCCCGCCCCACGCTTTCACGCCCTCAGAGTCGGTCTCGACCGCGTTGGTCAGCCCCTCCTCGGACACGTAGCCGAGCTTGACGAACTTCGCGTCAAGCTCGCTTGTCGTGCCAGTGGGAACGGCCGTACCGATCGGTGCCGCGTTGATAGCGCCACTGACCAGCGGCTTGCCAGCGGATACGAGCTGAGAATTATTTGCTGCCATTGTTCTATTTCCTTTCAGGAGTTCATGAGAGTGAGATTGAGAGTGAGTTGGTAGCGTGCCGCGCGCGAAAGAGGATCCGGGAAGTTATACACACTCGAAACCACGCTTGACGCGACACTTTTTTCAAGAGAAAGAACAGTTGCGAACAATGCGGCCAACTGGTCGGCAAGGATCATGGCCTGCGCCCTGCTCCCCGCCCACGCCTGAACCGCCAACAGCGGGTGATCCATGTGCAGGCCACGCACACCACCCACCCGCTCCACCGTGATGAAACGGTCAGGCCGCTTCTCCGGCACATCCCCGTAAGCACGCGCCCTGGTCTGGCCGGTAACGGTCTTACGGTTGAGGAAACTAATAACCAGAGCTTCAGGAGACACGACACTCACCCGCAGCTTTCAACAATGTGTTATTCAGGTAGTTGTCGCGCCTGGACTTATACGTCGTGGCCCTGACAGCACCGTGGGGCCGGTCAGTCCAGATCACCGACCCTACATAGCCGTCACCAGCCGCGCTCGCGATCCTGCTGGTCGTGTCCTCCACAAGCGGCTGAGTGGTGGCAGCGAGGTTATCGAACTTAATGAATAGCTTGACTTTCCCCACGGCTCAGCCCTCCACTGTCTGAACACGAACAGGCATGTTCCACCGTCCGGGAGTGTTCGCCAGCGTGTACGGCTTCGGGTCACCAACAACAGTGAAATCCTCACCGCGCACCCTGACGCGCTTATTGCGCAAGCTCCCAGCAAAAGACTTCGGAAAATGCAGCACATACGTGACAAGATCACCCTCGCCGCGCAGATTCCCCTCGGCATCCTCGAGAGGCCCCGGGGCAACCAGAACATCATCCACAGTCTGCTCAACATTCCACTGAGCGACAGGCATTCCCAACTCGTCCACGCCAGCAGA